TGTCCGTGGACTCCTGATAACTTGTGGGAGAGGAAGTGGTTAGTCTTTGTAATTGTGTGTCAGGCGCTGGCCCTCTTTCAAAAACGGGCCTATTCAACAAATAATCTTGTAGCCCAGCGTAAGGACTGGCTGCTGATTCATAGTCCAGATAAGATTGATCGAAATCAGATAGCGCCATCTTGCATCACCATTTTGAACATGACCAATAGCGAGGTGTGAGCTTATCCTTGCCCGCAGCGGTATCACACTTGTGCCTAGCCCTGAAACTGGCTCTTCGCTCTGGTATGTTCTTTTTAATCTTCATATTTGGATCTCCGAAGCGAACCAGCTTGACCTGATCACCTTGTCGAGCCAAAACAGCAAACTTCTTTTTTGCATTAGGAGTTCGCTTTGGTTTGTTGAACCCGGAGAAAGACTCACCCCTGTAGGTGACTCTCCCTCCCTTGGTTCTCTTAACGTCCTTGCTTGAAGCCATCAGCCATACTTTTTGATCAGTTCCAAGATAACCATGTATGTATCCCCTGAACTGTGACCCGTGGTGCTGAAGAGAATGTCTCCAGTTTTCCCACTGCCGGCATTGTTAGGGATTGCTGTAAAGTTATCATAATACTCATCGCCGGTACTATCAGCCGGTAATCCAATCGCTAATACATTCGCTGTGGCATCGAAATCCAACTTCACTGACATTCCTACGGTAGCCCAGTAGATACGTTGAATATGGACCTCACTACAAGACCGCCCTTTGTCATCCTTGGATAAAGCCGAAACGTCAACCTTAACCACGTTGCTTTCACCAGTGCCATCGCTGACATTAGTGAATCTCAGGACAGCCGTTCTTTGACCGTCCTGAATCGTTTGACTTGCAACTGTGTCAGCCATGTTGCCTCCTTAGAGTTCTGTCGAAGCAGTACGCTCTTTCATTGCGGTGACGTAATCGATGGTCATCACTTTAGCAGCGGCTGCTCCATTCTGAATACCAAAGCTTACAGTCAGCTCTTCGTCATCTGGTGCGTTTGTCGAGACCACAGTGCCGACCTCTGCATTATTTTGGAAAACGTGAAACAGTTGATCTCTGGGATCATAGACAAAACCAACAGTCATGAAAGTGTCATCAGCCATTGCGGTTGGTAAGTCCAACGTGCTTTGAGTGCTGTCTTTTTCTACGATGAACTGCAAGGTTGTGCTGCCGTCAGTCAACAGAAAAAAGATGCCGTCCGTGACGTTCAAGGGTGAAGTGTCTGTCAGTTGCAGACCCATAACCACATCACTCGCATCTGCGTCTGAGGTCTTAAACCTTGCGTTGAACGCCAGTTGCTTGCCGGTTTCGTATTTGAATCCCTCTTTGACTAACTGCAAGAAGTCGTTGTCGTTATCTGCATCGTCGTTGGTTAAAACCAGAAGACCGCCATCACCATCCCCAAGAGCCTCTGAAGCATTGCCAGAACCGCCCTCTGTGGTGGTGATCGTCCAATCAGACGCGAGATAAGTATCGAAGTCGTTGTGATAGGTGTGATACTTCGCAGGGGCTGGCATCTTGAGTTTTCCCAAAGTGCCTGAAGCCGATACGTTCGTCACGCCGCTAGTAAAATGAGTTGTCATAACAGTTCTCCTCTTTGAACCAGTGAGCAGCCCATCTGCTCACCATTAGACCCTCTCAGTGTAAAAGCAACCGCCACTTATATAAAGATAAAAATACTTGAATTATTTATGTATAAAAACTTGCACACCGACACGGGATGTGGTGTAATCTCCTTGTTAGTTTTCGGAGATCAATATGAAAGAGCTAGTTCAAGAGGTTGAAGGTTGCATCAGCAGCTACCTGAAACGTAAGGGCGAAGAGCGTGAAGCTGCTCGTAAGAAATATCTTGCAGCGGCAGCAGAGAAGAACGAAGGCATCGAGCCTGTTTTGGGTTCGAGCGGGAGACTTCATGCTCCCGTAAACGGCTATGTTTGGAAGTGGAGCATTGGTCGTTACCCTCATGTGGAATGGTATGAGCGCACCTTCATGGCTGGCGAGTTTCTTCCTTGGAGCCGCGCAGAACAAAGCTTGTTCGGATTCTTCAATCTTTTCCCAACAGGGGGCAAAAGGATGGAGGTGGTTACTCTCAGTCAAGCCAAAGAGTTTTGTGAAGCTTTCCGCATGAGTGGGGGGATTGAAGTAACTCACGGTCAGATTTGGGAAAACAAAGCTGGCGAAAAGGTTACTTACTTGTACGTCAAAACCCGATGTAAGGAAGCTTTCGAGATGATCGAAAACTACATACTGGCTCCTCGCCGCGAAGAAATGGCTAGGAAAGAAGCTGAAAAGGCAGCTATCTACGCCGCTGCTGAGGAGTGTCCTGAAGGCAGAGTCCAACTCACCGGCACTGTTCTGGCAAAGAAGCTCAAAGAAACCGCCTTCGGTGAAGTATGGAAGATGATGGTCGAGGAGGAAAGAGGCTTCAAACTCTGGGGCAGCGTCCCTCGATCTTTGCTAGGAGAGCCAGAACTCAAAGGTCAAAAAATTACTTTCACGGCAAGGGTTGAGCAGTCCCATGAGGAACCAAAGTTTGGTTTTTTTAGTAGACCAACCAAGGCCAGCGTTGTGGAGGCAGCATGAACAAAGTAAACAAATACACTCGCGCCCCAAGTGGAGGCAAAGAGATACAGTGTCCTAAGTGCAGTGAAACTGTGAGAGTTTATCACTTCTCTTGGTTCTCGATTCATTGTTTACATTGCGAAACACAAATTCAAAAACAGGAGTGGCTAATATCGCAAGAAACACTTCAAGTCCAAAAAAAAGGGGGGCTAGAAGCCCCCCTCTGACGCTCTAAGGCGTTTTAAGCTCCTTGGGAGCCATATACACCCCTCCAGTCGGAAAAGCCGAAGGAATAGCGCTCACGCGCTTTATAACGAATGTTACCAGTGTTGAAATCTGGCTCCATCGAGGTTTCCATCGGTGTCCTTTGGAACATCTTCAGTCCTTCACCCATCTCCGTAACGGAGGTCAGAATAAAGAAAGCATCAGGGTCAGTCAGATAGTGATTGACCGCATAACCACCGGGGAGAACCCCTGTGTTTCTTATGCTGTTCAAGTCGTTATCTGCCGTTCCCGTTCTCAGCGTACTGTTGAGAATACGATCTGCAACGAACACCAGCTGTGGAGGCACAATCATCTTCGTCGGTTGGACGCTGATTAACAGTCCTCTGTCATCGGTGAATTGAGATATGCTGATCAGCATTGCCTCTAAGCTGGTCTCATTGAGGTCAGCCATAGTGGTTTCCCTGTTCGCAGCAGTACCGCCGCCAGCCAATGGGTGAGCAGTGTTTATTAAAGACACTCCGTCACCACCCGTGAAGCTAGAACTAAACGCATTGTTTAATACGTCAGCGCCCTTTACTTCTTTGGTGTTAGCCATTGAGTTGGCTAAGGCTTTGGTGTAGCGCTTACCAAGCGAGTCATAGAGATTATCTTCTATCGCTTCACTGGTGAGAGCAAATGCGAGAGCTATTGTCTCATTCGTGTACCTACTCGTAAAAGACTCAGAGGCTGTGTCGTATTGAACGCTTTGGCCTTCGGTCTTCACTGGACTAGAACCAAATCCGGTAATAAGCACCTCTTCTTCAAAGGCGCGATCTGAAGTCTCTTGAGCGAAGATCTCGGAAAATTCCTCGGTGTAATTTTCGTAGTTCAACCCAAATAATGCGTTCAATCCCGGTTCTAATTCTTTAGCAAGTTGTGCTCTTGAAATTGCCATTTAACTTACCCCCTTATGCCAAGCCAGCAGACTTCACGCCCATGATGTGGTTTTGGATAACCACTAACACGTTTGTATTGCTGCTTGCTACATCGTCATTGTCGGGATCTTGAGAAATGTCAATGGCTTTCAACGGCAAGGTTGTTGTCGTTGCGCCAGTGCTCACATCAAGCTCCATGTTTGATCTACCCGAAGCGGTGTCACCTGTGGTGCTTTGATCGACGATATCAAAGTTGCCGAACAAGTCAGCTACTGGGAATGTATCGTCACTTTGCACCTCAAAAACCACCAGAGGATCGTCAACGATAAACGCGATGATATCCGAAGCTGAGATTGATCCGGGGTAGTGGTTTGAGAAAACCTGTTCACCAGTTGTTGGGTCCGTGTATTGGACTCCGTTAAAAACTCCAACGACAGGGACAGTCGAGGAGGCAGCAGCTCGTTCAATACCGCCACCAGTTACTTGCTTAACCAAGTCTCCTTGGAAAATTTTAGTGCTGTAACCAGACGCTATTCTATAACGGCTTTGACCTCCAGAGAATGGTGCTCCTCCCATCATTCGGGAAGGGCGTAAACCAAAAGCGGCATCTTTATTCGCCATTTTTTAGTCTCCTAGTTTCTGCCAAAAGTTACACGGCTGTCTCTCTGTGGATCATACTTAACGTATCTGCCGTCACCACCTCTCATCTCGTTAAACATATTGTTATCGAGTGATTCAGTAGCCTCTTGAGTTTTTCGCGCATAATGAGCGTTTCTCTCATCGACAGTTTCAGTCGGCATTTTACACAGGAGCAAGCCATCGTTATAAATCACCCCGGAAAACTTACCGGAATCCATAGTTGGTAAATCCCAACCCGTAGGCAGCTCTTCAGGTCTTACTGGTTCCCAGCCTTCCCTGATTCTGCGAGATACGTTTGATGGATCTGGTTTGCCAAGCATAGATTCCCTAACCCATCTGTAGGTCAAACCTACTGGTGGTGGGGGTGTATCTAACTGCCTGACCTCTTCCCAAGGCTTACGCCTAACCTCTTTATCGTGCGTTAGACTGTCACGAGTCGATCTAGTGCTTTTTGTCTCAGCCATTACATTGCCTCTCTTTGTTGCTGTTTGAGTTTCTCTTTAGCCACAAGTTTTAACCAAGCTTCCTGATTCATGTTAGCCGGTCTCAACTTTTCGAGTCTGTCAATTTCTGATTGGGCAAAACGCACTCCATCATTATTTCCTTGTGTTTTCGTCCGACCTCCACCTACGGAAGCACCAGCCACCCGTTGCACAGTCGGTTTGCTGGTCGTTGACTCGGAACCTCGATCATTCTGGTTATCACCAGAAGATGCAAGATTAGGATAAGCTCTTTTGATTCTTTGGTCCAGAGCTTCATAATAGTCATCCGAATCAGGCTCATAGCCCTCATGAATCAAATTGTTGTGATGAAAGTAAGCAAACTGAGTCGCTTCACTATGCTCCTCGTTATCCATATCACCATACCAAGAGTTCCTTTCATGCCATTGTGCCGCCTGTGGGGTTGGCTGCGCTGGCTGAGGTTGCTGCTGTTGAGGCTGGTATTGCTGCTGCTCAACGTATTGATCTTGGGGAGTCTCTTGTTGTTTATTCTTCTGAACCCTGACCTTTTCTTTCGCGATAGCGATTTCGTTCTTCAAAGAGTCTGCTTTAGTTAGAAGATCCGCATCGCCCTGCTGCATTGCCTTTCGATAGATGTCATCAACTTGAGCTTCTTTCGCTTTGAGAGATTCTTCTTCTTTATCCAGCGCTTTTGATGCTTGCTCTTGGGCCACACCGCGCAAACGACGAAGCTCGTTGTCTTGTTGCTGAACCAGACTTTCGAGTTGTTGTGCTCTCTCTTCTGTCTGTCTGTTCCGCTGATTTAGCTTATTGATACGTTTTGTTACACCTTTGGTGTACTCATCTAATTCGTCTTGCGGCTGCTGCGCCTCTGCGTCCTCCTCCACGGAGATGGAGATGTTTTCTTCTTCTGGTTGGGTTTGTTCTGTATTTTCTATCATTGCAAAGTCTCAATATCATCAGGATCTAAAATCGTTCCAATAACATCGTCATCGTTTATGATACGAACTTCGATGCCATCCCCCACTCTAAATCGAGCGCCAGCGTAGCGACCAATTAGAACCCACTGGTTTTCTTCGCACCAGTGTTCCTCTCCATACTTTTCTTTGTCGTTATAACAAAGTGGTCCCTTCTTAACCACCCAAGCACACATAGTTGCTAAAGACTCTTTATCGACAGTCTGCTGCAACAGTTCGATACCACCTTCAGTTTTTGTGCTTTTCTTTCTGATGAGAACAAGGATTCTCCAACCAGCGGGGTCAGGCATCCTTTCAATAGCGGTTTTTTCGATCAGGGTAGGGTCAAGGTACAAATCGTCTTCTTTGACGAAAGCTTTCTCAAGTCCTGCGTCCACGCTCACTCCTTAAAAAAATTGGCGATTTCAGCTTCGACCAAGTTTAACGAATGTATTTGACCTTGCAAGTTTTTGTAGTGTTCTATATCTTTTAGCAAACCATCCATCATGGTTTCTTGG